GTTGGTGGAGTGAAAACGATTGTTTATCCTTTACCAGAAAATGAATCCGCAGTAGCACAGGCATATTCTGTTACTGTAACAGGCACAGCAACAAAGTCGGCAACGCAATATATTATAATTGCCGGAACTTATTATTCCTTTACTGTATTGCCAACAGATACAGGAGATGAAATTCTAGGCAAAATAAAAACAGCTATAAATGCTTTAGTCGATTCGCCAGTTATAGGAGGAACAGTAGCAACTAGTGCGCTTCCGGTTACTTCTAAATGGCTAGGTCTTACAAGCGCAGATATTACTATTGAGTTTGCAGGTGAAGACGTAGGACTAACTTTTGCAGCAGCAGAGACGGCAGCAGGATCAGGAGAAGTTTTGCCAACAGATGCCATTGCATTATTTGGAAGTGAATGGAACACAATAATTGTGAATTGTCTTGGAACTACATCTACTGTTTTAGATGATTACGAGCTATACAATGGCAATTCAGAAGATAAGACAGGCAGATATAATTCTGAAAACTGGAAACCGTTTATTACAATTTCAGGAACAGTAAAAGATGTTTATACTGATTTAACGGCAATAACATCAAGCAGGAAGAATGAGCAGACAAACGTAGTTATGCCTGCACCAAAAAGCCTTAGCTTACCTTTTGAGATTGCAGCAGTTACAGCCGCTTTGTATTCAACTAGAGTTCAGTCCGATCCAAAAGCAGATTTATTAGATGTGAAACTGGTAGGTATTACCCCTCCACAAGATTACTCTATTGGCAATATGGATGTATATAACTATAGAGACGTTATAGTTAAGGCAGGATGTTCTACAACAATAATTAACGGAACTAGTTACTATATAAAAGACTTTGTAACAACTTATCATCCAGATGGAGAAGAACCACCTCAATTCAGATATGTACGAAGTTTAGCTGGAATAGACTTTAATGTTGCATATAGGGTTTTATTTTTAGATGAAACATTTATTAAAGGTAAGACAATACTACCTGATAGCAATACATCTACGGATTCAAATGTAATTAAGCCAAAAGATGCAAAAAGTATTATGATTAATAAATTAATAATTCCTTTTGCAAACTCTGGAATTTTTGCAGATGCTCAGTACTCTATAGATAATATGCAAGTTGAAATTGATGGTACTAATCCAGATAGATTAAATTTTTTAATCCCTTATAAGCGTTCTGGATTTGCAAGGATTGTAAGCACAACCGTAGTAGCTAATTTTTATTTAGGAGGAAATTAATATGAGTACAATAGCAGGATTATTTACAGAAGTGTTTGCGCAACATTCAGTAGTTGGGAATTATAAATTTGATTTAAAAAGCGGAGAGACAACGGAACTAGATAGGGGAAGTTTTCGTATATCAGATGATGAAAATAATAGGACTGCAAGCGGCAAGTTAATTTTAATGTATGAAAATAAACAACCTTACATTCAATTTACTTGCGCTGTAAGCGGAGAAACAGAAGACTATGTTCAGGCTTTAATCAAAGCCTCAGCTACCGAATTAGCAAATTTCACACTTACGCATGTTTCAGGTGATGTTTATGTAGGAGTAGGGACAATAGCCGGAGATGTTAAGCCAGACAGAAACGCAGGAACTTTGCAATTAAAAGTAATATTTGAAGATGAATTATTATTAATATCATAAAAAAATGGGAAAAAAAGATGCTATCAACGAGTTTGAATACGAACAAGTTGAAATAAAAGAGTTGACAGATGATCAAGAAAGATTATCTAAATTATCAAAAGAAGAGTTAGAGGTCATTGAGAGTATTGAAAAATGGCTAATTACTTACAGAAAATATAGGGATTATGATTTTACCGATGATTTTAAGGTAAAAAAATTAATCCCTTTATTAAAGTTTACGCAGCACGGAGAAATTGAATTTGTAGAAAACGGGATCATCCAGAATTTACGTGAGCCTATTGAAATGACTGACAAGTCCGGTAATACAACTAGAAAAATAACCGAATTAAAATACAGGATTAGATACCAAGATTTTGAACTTGACAAATATACCAGAGGTATCAATATTGAGAAAGAAGCAATGTCTTATGTCAGAGCGCAAATAGCTTTACTTACAGATACAGCAAGGGGCATTGTAGGTAAAATGTCAGATGTCGATAGTAATACAAGTAAATTAATAAGCTCTTTGTATTTTTTAGGATAGGTGCATTATCAAGTGATAAGAAAAATTTCTGGGTTGATAATGTCGAAATCATAACCATAGAATCAGTTAATAACTGCATAAAAACAGTAGGAATGGAAATGAACTGGAATCCTGATACTTTTGACAAGATGTATTTAGATGATTTTGATAAAAAAGGCTTATTTTTTTGGTATAATGAGATTTTAAGACAAGTAAGTTTGAGTAATCAAGAAAAATAATGGCAGCAACTTTTACAGTACCAACCATATTTAAGGCAATTGATCAAGTCACTGCCCCCACTAGAGCGATGAGAAGCAGTGTAAGGGGTTTTGCTAATAGTGCTGTAAATTCTATGAAAAGAGCCTCTATAAGCGTGACCAATTTTAATAGGAGAATAGACTCATTACATAGGAATATAAATCGAAGAGTTAAGGGGGTTTTGGGAAGATTAGGCAGTTTAGGGGCAGGAATAGGATTGTATGTTTTAGGTAGAGAGGTCGTCCAGTCAAATATCAAGATAGATAATAGTTTACAAAGTCTTCAAGCTATTACTGGAGTAACTGGAGATGCTTTTAAAGGCTTTGCTGTAGAGATAGAAAAAGTAAGTAAAAGGCAAAAAATATTTACAGCAGATACAGCAAAAGCATTCGAACTTGTGGGATCAGCAAAACCAGAGCTTTTAGAAAGTGCAGAAGCTTTAGGGAAGGTTACAGAATCAGCATTGATTTTAAGTAAAGCAGGCAAATTAGAAGTAGTTGATGCGGTTAATTCCTTAACTGTCTCTATGAATCAATTTGGAGCCGGAGCAAATAAGGCGAGTGAATTTGTTGATATATTAGCAACAGCTCAACAAAAAGGGTCTGGAACAATTCAATATTTATCAGAAGCTATGGTAAATGCTGGTGGAACTTCTAAAGCTTTTGGTAACTCTTTTGCTGACACTGTGGCTATTTTAGAAGGATTTGCAAAAGCAGGCGTTCCGGCATCAGAAGCAGGAACTATGCTTTCAGGTATTTTGGCTAAATTATCTAAATCTAATAAAAAAGAGTTTAATCCTCAATTTACAAAAGCAACTGATATTATTAATAATTTAGCAAAAGCAAATCTATCTTACAACGAATTGCTGAAAATGACTGATGTAAGAGGTGCAAAATGGATTACGACAATTGTAAATCAAAATGATGTTGTCCAGAAACTTACTGGTAATCTTAATGAAGTAGGCAACGCACAAGAACAAGCAAATATTCAGTCTATGTCTTTTGGTATTTTATTAAAAGAAATAGGAGCGGCTTTTAGAAATGTCATAACAAGCACAGATTCACAAAACGAATCGTTATTAAAATTAAAACAAGCATTAAAATTTGTTGCTGATAATATGGGAACAATTGTTTCCACTGCATTAACATTAATTAAAATATTTGCTATTTATAAAGCGGCAACAATAGGATTAAAAGTAGTTCAGATTGGATTAAATGCAGCTATTACGACTTATAATATCGCTTTAGGGATTAATACAGCTATTCAGAAAAAGTCTTTATTTGCTTTGAGAGGGAATACAGTTGCTTTAGGAGCTTATAAAGGAGTTATGGCGGTAGTAACAGCTGCACAATGGTTGTATAATACAGCTTTAGCCCCTGCAATAGCTGCTACATGGGCGTTCACAGCGGCATTATGGGCTAACCCAATTGTTTGGATAGTTGCCGCAATATTAGCTTTAGTTGCTGCAATAGTATTGCTTATAGTTTACTGGAAAGACATTGTTAAATGGGTGAAAGAGTCGGATAATTGGTTTGCTAAACTTATAAGATTTTCTTTAATTCCAATAATTTTCCTTTTCCAATTAATTAAAACTGCATGGATAGCTATTAGGGATGCATTCAATGATGGCGGAATTCTCGAAGGATTGAAGCAAATAGGAAAGTCTTTACTTTCTTTTTTATTAGCTCCATTAGAAGCAATTTTATCAGTTGTTAATGTTGTATCTGGAGGCAAAATAGGTGGAGAGACTTTGGCGAAACTTCAAAATTTCAGAAAAGAACTTGATACTCCAAATGTAGCAAATACAGAAGTAGTAACTAAGGATAGCGTCGTAAAGGACGAAAAACAAAACAATAATAGATTAGATTTGTATTTGAATAATAGAACAAGTGATACAGAAATTTATACTGAAGGAACAGGCATTAACGTAAATACTACAGGATATGGTAAATAAAATGATGCGAGAAACAGGAAGCGGAGGTACTTATGTTATTTATAATAATGATTTTATGCTAGATCGTGGCATGTTTACAGATATTTATTTGAAATTATTTTCAACAGTTACGCCATATTGGGGTAATTCTGTATTTAATATTAACCTTAATTCTCAAACAACAATCGCACTACTTAATAATTCGTTAGATGCAAAAGGACTTGAAAATATTAAAAGAGCAATTCAAAGCGATTTAAGTAAAATAAGCTATGCTTCTTTTAACGTCAGGCTTATACCAGTAAATGATAAATTAGAAATAAATATTGATACTATTAATAATTACACGTTACAAATAGTTTGGGATTTTACAGAGCAGCAAGATTTGACAATTGAAGTTCAAAATACATCTACAGGCACTCCAATATTAAGTAAAGATGGCTTCTTCTTATTAACAAAATCGGGTCAACAAATAACATCAAAATGACAAAACAAGAAATATTTGAGTTAATAAAATTAGATTTTGCAAATCAATATAACATACCAGTTTCAGAGTTGGGTGATAATTTTATAGCTGATGCTGCCGTAATTGCAACGGCAATGTATTCATTGAGATTAAGAATAGAAGAATTATCAAACAACGTTTGGGTCGGTAGTTCTGACTTAGAAACTTTATTGTCGGTTGGAGCAGACAAATTGCAAAGATTACCTTTTGAGGCAACGTCTGGGATTTACACGTGTTCAACTATTGCAATTAGCGGAGAAACAGATCAGATACCAATTGGAACGCAGATTAAATTTGGAAATAATGT